GCAAATTTGTTAATGACAGGAGATGGAACTAATGCTGTTAATACAATTGCGGTTGGAACTACTGGACAAGTATTAGTAAGTGCTGGGTCTGGTTCTGATCCTGCATTTGGTCATGTTGATGGAGGTACATTCTAATGGCTACGGTGATTAAATTAAAAAAATCTGAGACGGCTTCTTCAGTACCAGATACAGGAGATATTGTAGTTGGAGAAGTTGCAATAAATACAGCAGACCAAAAAATTTATGTAAGAGACTCTAATGATAATATTGTTACAGTCGCAAATAAAGGGGAAACTCTAGGAACAGTTTTAGCAATGTCAGTTGCTTTAGGATAAGGATAATATGGCTATACCAACATCTAAAGATACGTTTAAAGAACATTGTTTAAGAGCATTAGGAAAACCAGTTATTGATGTTAATGTAGATCCAGATCAATGTGATGACCGTGTTGATGATGCACTTCAATATTTTGCAGAGTATCATATGGATGGTGTTGAGAGAATGTATCTCAAATACAAGATGACTGCTGATCAAATTACAAGAGCTCAAACAAATGCAACTACTAATGTTACAGATTCCGTAGATAATACAGGTGGTGCATATGCTTGGTTAGAACAAAAGGTTTGGATACCTTTACCTGCCCCTGTAATTTCTGTATTGAGAATATTTCCATTATCAGACCAAGTATCTTCTGGAATGTTTGATTTAAAATATCAAATGAGATTAAATGATTTATGGGACTTTACTTCCACATCAGTAATTAGCTTTTCAATGTTACATCAACATTTAGATTTAATAGATCATTTACTTACAGGCGAAGTTCCTATTCGATTTAATCAACATCAAAATAGACTTTATTTGGATATGGAATGGGAAAATAGTATTACCTCAGACCAACATCTTGTAATAGAATGTTACAGAAAAATAGATCCAACAACATATACAGATGTATATAATGACATTTTTCTTAAAAAATATGCAACAGCTCTTATTAAAAAACAATGGGGAGCAAACTTAATTAAATTTACTGGTGTAGCAATGTTAGGTGGTGTTCAAATGAATGGAGAAACTATCTATACTCAAGCTGATGAGGAAATAAAGTTACTAGAAGAACAACTCCTTAATGGATATGGTTTACCAGCAGACATGATGATAGGATAATATATATTATATGAGGTTTGAAGATTTTATATACTTCAACGATGATGCATTATCTTTAGACAACTGTAACAAGATTGTTAATTTTGTTAAACAGAATAGAAAAACTTTTGAGTTGTTTAGTATTGATCAAAAACAAACTACAAAGTATAAAAGGTCTAAAGAAAAACAAGATGATTTTTGGTTTTATGTAGAAATGTTTGGTACATTTCCCAAAGACCTTGTTAATTTGATGGGTGATTGTTTGAAAAAAGGTATTGCAGAGTATTGTGAAAAATATCCTCATGCAAATACAAATAATTTTATGAATAGTCCTAGATTTAAATATCATATCGTAGGACAAGGACAAGGGTATCATGTATATCATCAAGAATGGGGCCCAAGTCCAAATAAAAGAGATACTATTTTAGCATGGCATTTAAGTTTAACTAGTCATGAGGATGAGGGAGAATTAGAGTTTCTTTATTATGGAAAAAAAGTAGTACCAAAAGCTGGAAGATTATTAATATGGCCTTCATATTTTACACATACACATAAGGGTCATATGATGAAAAAGAATACACAAAAACATTATACCACAGGATGGTGGTACTCAGTTTAAAATTAAAATGCCCACTTCTGTTTATTTTGATACAGGCACAACAGCCGAACAAAGATTATATGAGAACCTAATTATTGAACAACTTTCAGTATTCGGGCAGGATGTATATTATCTTCCTAGAAAGTTAGTTAATGAAGATACTTTGTTTGATGAGGACACTTCAAGTTCTTTCAATGATGCATATATTATAGAAATGTATCTTGATAATATAGAAGGATATGAGGGTCAAAAAGAAATGATGACCAGATTTGGTCTGGATATGCAGGATGAAGCTACTTTTGTAGTTTCAAAGAGAAGGTTTGAACAACTAATATCCTTAGATCAAAATTTAATTGTTAGTAGTCGCCCAAATGAAGGTGATTTAATTTATTACGCAAAATCAAAGAAACTTTTTGAAATAAGCTTTGTTGATCATGATGATCCGTTTTATCAACTTGCTAATTTACCTGTATTTAAATTACGATGTCGTACTTTTGAATATAGTCATGAAGATATGGCAACTGGTATTTCAGAGATTGATGATATTGAAACATCACAATCTTTGGATGCTCTTGAATATCAAGTTGTACTAGAAACCGCTACGGAATCTGGAACTAATTATTTAATAACAGAAGATGGTGATTGGATTGTAAGTGAAGCATATAGTGTATCTACTATAGACACTTCTTCTGATACCAGCTTCTTTGAAACTCAAGGTGATTCGATACTTGATTTTTCAGAAATCAACCCATTTGGTGAGGTAACATAATGCTTGGAAGTACTTTTTATCACGAAACTTTAAGAAAGTGTGTAGTAGGATTTGGCACACTCTTTAACGACATCCATATTACTAGAAAAGATGGTTCTGGTAATGTAACACAATCTATGAAAGTTCCACTTGCATACGGAGCAAAACAGAAATTTCTAACAAGATTGCGAGAAGATCCTAGTTTAACAAAAACAGTTGCAATTACTCTACCAAGAATTGGTTTTGAGATTGGACAAATTGCATACGACAGTACACGAAAATTAAATAAGATTCAAAAAGTAAAAAAGGCTGGTTCTGCTGGTAATAAGGTGGATACTCAATATATGCCAGTTCCTTATAATATTGACTTTGAATTATATGCAATGTCAAAGAATAGTGATGATGCATTGCAGATAGTAGAACAAATTTTACCATACTTTCAACCTGACTACACGATCACTATCAACGATATTGTTCAGATGAGTAGTAAGAGAGATGTTCCTATTATATTAACAGGAGTAAATTATGAAGATAATTATGCAGGGGAATGGGCAGAAAGACGAGCAATAATTTATACAATGTCCTTTACTGCAAAATGTTACTTGTATGGGCCGGTTATGTCTGGACAGGTTATAACAAAAGTACAGGCGGATCAATATACTGATTCTGCTGCGGCTGCACCAAAACGAGAACAAAGACTTACTGTTACACCAGATCCAGTTTCCGCTGGTATGGATGAAGATTTTGGATTTAATGAAACCTCATCGTTCTTTGAAGATGCAAAGAATTATAATCCAGATACAGGGCAGGATGAGTAATGGAAAAAATCAACGAAATTCTAGGGATTGCAGATAAAAAAACGGTTGCCTCCACACACCAAACCGTTACTGTGATTCCTAGACCTCAAACAAGTGAAGAAGATGAAGATGATTTCAAATACAGTCGAGAAAATCTTTATCATATAATAGAACGTGGACAGGATGCACTTAGTGGTATCCTGCAAGTTGCACAAGAAACAGACCATCCACGAGCTTATGAAGTCACAGGACAACTCTTAAAGACTAATGCTGAGAACACAGAGAAGTTAGTCAATCTCCAAACCACTAAAAAGAAACTCAAAGAAGCAGATCAACCTCAACGTGTTACTAATAACAATTCTTTATTTGTTGGTTCTACACAGGAACTTCAACAACTAATTAAAAATAAAAAGTAATGCCAGACATATATCGTGATAACCCGAACCTCAAACGGGCTAATGTTCAAATTGAGTTTACCAAAAAACAAATACAGGAATACCAAAAATGCAGGGAAGATCCTGTATACTTCACAGAAACTTATGTTAAAATAGTAAGTTTAGATGAGGGTTTAATACCTTTTAAACTCTATAGTTTCCAAAGACAAATGATGTGGACTTTTCATACAGAAAGATTCACCATTTGCAAACTCCCTAGACAGTCTGGAAAATCCACCACAATTATTGCATATCTATTACATTACTGTTTGTTTAATCCTACAGTAAGTGTTGCAATTCTTGCAAACAAAGCTGTTACTGCAAGAGACTTGCTCAGTAGACTTCAACTCGCATACGAACATCTTCCCGATTGGTTACAACAAGGAGTCATGACATGGAACAAAGGAAGTCTAGAATTAGAAAATGGCTCAAAGATTCTTGCCAGTTCAACTTCTGCCTCTGCCGTTCGAGGTGGTTCTTACAACATAATCTTCCTAGATGAGTTTGCATATGTTCCTAATAACATTGCAACTCAATTCCTAAGTTCTGTATATCCTACAATTTCTTCTGGTAAAGAATCCAAAGTAATGATGTAAGTACACCAAATGGAATGAATATGTTTTACAAGTTATGGAACGATGCAGAGAATGGGAACAACACTTACATTCCCATAGAGGTACATTGGAGTGAGATTCCAGGCCGTGATGAGG